CATTGAGCATACCCTCAATACTTTGGAGAAAGGTAACTTTGTCAAAGTAAAGAAATGTGAAAAAACTGGCGACAAAGAATTAATACCTCTTGACAAATATGAAAAAGTTTGGTAAAATAAAAAGTAAAGTGAAGAGAAAGGTTTGATAATGGAATGACTTATGACGGAATATATAAAACACTAGCAGAAGCAGTAGTTGCTGCGAAGGAGTTGTGTTATTCGATGGAAACAATCGTAAAGATTACCAAGTGCGAAGAGGGATATGAACTCTTTGGATCTGGAGAGTTTGTAATGGAAGTAACGGAGTAAATAATGAAGAAACTATTGATGACAATGGCACTGATTGGTGTATCTACACCAGCACTTGCCGAGTCTGTCATGGACTATAATAAGACAGTCGTGAATCGTGTGCCTTACAATGTAGAGGTTTGCACGAACCAAACTGTCGGCGGTGACAAAACTGCTGATACACTGAAGGGTGCTATCATTGGTGGTGTTATCGGCAACAATGTGGGTGACGTAGACAATGGTGGTGCGATTGGTGCTATCATTGGTGGTATGTTAGGTCACAACAATAGTAACGCCACTGGCGGTACAAGGCGAGTATGTGAGGTACAAACTCGTTATAATGAAGAAGTGATTGAAGTGTACTCTCACTCTGTGGTGACGTTTTACCACAACGGTAAGAAGTATCAATTACGTTTTCAGAAATAATCAGTTGGGTGAATCCGCTCTTAGCTCAGCTGGATTAGAGCAACGGTCTTCTAAACCGTAGGTCACAGGTTCGAGTCCTGTAGAGCGGGCCAACTAACTATGAGGATATAATGTATAGAAAAAGAAAACAGGATAAACCATTAGGCGGCACTACTGTTATGGTTCGTAACGGTGACGTTAATGGTGCAATGCGTGTTCTAAAGAAACGTCTTATCAGAGATGGATTCTTTCAAGAACTACGAGAGCGTACCTATTATGAAAGTAAAGGTACAAAACGCAGAAAGGCGAAAGCAGCGGCGACTCGTAGATACAAACGCAAAATGCAAAAGCGATTTGATGAACTTGGTTATTAAGAGGTGATAAAATGGCACGGCGTGCTAAAGTGGAGACTGACTCATACAAACCACGCAAAAGACGTAAACCAATGACGCCCGAACAAAAGGCAGCAGCGGCAGAACGACTTGCAGCAGCACGAGAAAAACGTGCAAAAACTAACCCACCAAAATATACAAACATTCATCCATCTGTGGTTGCTAAACCAGAAGAAGATGCAATGTCTATGAAGAATGTCCAGAAATGGATTAAGACACAAAAAGAACTTTTGTCCATTGCAAGAAGTGATGTCAGACGAAAGATAAAAGGTGCAGAAGCAAGAGTAGCAAGTCACGAGGGTTACATCAGAAACCTTCAACGCTATCTTAGAGATGGTGACTATTGTGATGACTTCTATGGTGAACACCAACAGAACAAAGTGAAGTGGCGTGTCGTTACGATGGCATATCATCCAGACGGCACACCCAAAAGAAACGTAGGATATTGGTATCCCGATATCCAGTGTACATGGACAAAGGAAATGGAGGATGAGTGATAATAAAATTATTCAGTTCCCAAATAAGATGGTAGACAAACCAGAATTTAAGATTACTGATACTGCAATCAAATTGCATACAGATATCAAGGTTGCCGACCATCTGACTGAGGGATTGGTTGTGAATATGATTCACAATATGAATGCAAATGATGTAGATACTGAAGATCCAGAATTTATCAAAGATATTGGATTCTTGATTGAGTTGGTAAAGTCAATCATCTATAGAGATATGGGAATCAAGCACCCTATGCAGCAGATGGTTGATATCTTTGTCAACTCTGCATATGATGAGGAGCAAGGTTTATATACTGAATTCGACTACGGTTCTATGGAACAGGTGGTAGAAGATTTGAAAGGCGAGATGGAAGAAATCACTAACGACAATGATGAACCCGCTTGATAAATCTATTGACATTTGAGCAATTTTACTATACTATATAATACTATGAAAAATAAGGTGATAAAATGATTTTAGTTGATATGAACCAAGTTACTATCAGCAATCTAATGATGCAGATTGGTTCTAAAAGACAAAATGATGTCGATGGTGACATGGTTCGTCATATGGTACTGAACTCTCTGAGGATGTACCGCTCAAGATTCTTTGAGGAATATGGTGAACTTGTACTTTGTTATGACAGCAAAAGGTATTGGAGAAGGGAGTACTTCCCTAACTACAAATCGAATAGAAAGAAGGACAGGGAAAACTCTGGACTTGATTGGAATCTAATCTTTGAAACGCTCAACGCTATTCGTGATGAGATACGAGATACATTCCCATACAAGGTTCTGGAAGTGGACGGTGCAGAGGCAGATGATTGTATTGCAACAGTGATACAACATATCGCTGTTACACCAACTGCTTATGAAAAGGTTCTTATTCTATCTGGTGACAAGGATTTTATTCAGTTGCAAAAACACAACTTTGTAAAACAGTATTCACCAGTTCTCAAGAAGTTTGTGAACGGGCAAGACCCCAACCTATATATTAGAGAACATATATTGAAGGGTGATAGAAGTGACGGTATTCCAAACTTCCTATCTCACGACAATACCTTTGTGGATGAGTTGCGACAGAAACCACTTGCTAAAAAGAAGATAGCAAACTGGATTGATCAGAACCCAGAAGATTTCTGTAATGAAGAAATGATGAGGAACTATCAACGCAACAAAGTTTTAATTGACTTGGAAGAGATTCCAAAACCATTGAAGGCGGAGATTTTAGAACAGTATGAACTACCACCAAAAGGTGACAGATCAAAACTACTAAATTATTTTATACAAAAGAGATTGAAAAATCTTATGAATGACATTGGAGACTTTTAATATGGCAAACTATACACCGCTACTTTCTGAAGTATTGAGGAAAGTACATAACGCTAAAACCAAAGCGAAGAAGATTGAACTTCTAAAAGAGCACGATACAGATGCTCTAAGAATGGTTATCAAGGGTTCATTTGACCCTAACATCGAATGGTTAATCCCAGAAGGAGAAGTGCCATTCGTCAAGAACGACTCGCCAGAAGGTACAGAACATACTGTACTGGCACAAGAATCAAAGAAGTTGTTTCGATTCATCAAGGGTGGAGACAACACTTTGCCACAGTTCAAGCGTGAGAATATGTTTATTCAAATGCTGGAAGGACTGCACGAATCTGAAGCAGAACTTCTTGTCAATGCGAAAGACAAGAAACTGCATCAAGTATATAAAGGACTATCGAAAGATGTAGTCAAAGAAGCGTTCGGTTGGAACGATAATTTCATTAGGAGTTAGAATGAAGGAAAATTACGACCACTGTTTGGAGATGATTCTACACCACGAAGGCGGTTATGTAAATCATCCAAAAGACCCAGGCGGCGAGACTAATCTCGGCGTCACCAAAAGGGTTTGGGAAGAACATGGGGGCGAGAAAGACATGAAAGACCTAACGGTTGAAGATGTCGCCCCCATCTATAAGAAATCATATTGGGATAGAGTAAAGGGCGATAACTTGCCTGCTGGACTTGACCTTTGTGTTTTCGATTTTGGTGTAAATGCCGGCACAGGCAGAGCAGCAAAATATCTACAGAGTATGATTGGTACTACAGTCGATGGTGGCATCGGGCCCAATACTCTGAAGGCGCTTGAAGCATATGTACAGGTTGAAGGACTTGCTGCAACCATTGATACATATCAAGCGAATCGCCAAGAGTACTACGAAAAACTCTCAACCTTTAAGACATTCGGAAGGGGGTGGACTAGACGAGTCAATGAAACGACTCAATCGGCACACAAACTTGTTGCCAAAAACTCTTGACTTTCCAGTGCCTTAGTGGTACTATAGTAACAATGATGAGGGGTGACACCTCTCTCTCTCAACTCTCTCTCGCAGTTGCCCCTCATCATTACCTAAGCGGATATCGTATAATGGTATTACCTTAGATTTCCAATCTAATGACGATGGTTCGATTCCGTCTATCCGCTCCAACTTTTTTCACAAATCCTTGATTTTCAAGGATTTTTTTTTGCATTTTTCTCTTGACATTTGTTATTAAAACAAGTATAATAGCTATATAAGATAAAGAAAGGAATTTATTATTATGATTAAAAATTTGAATATACCAGAAATATGTGGATGGTTGGGAATGATTCTCATCCACGGAGCGACTGCTCCAACATCAATCTCTGTTCTAATGGGATGGTCAACTAACTTGCCACCATTGAACTTCATACTATTAGTATGGTTAGGATTGTTCTTGTTCCTAGTAAGGGCGATATACGCTAAAGATACTTTGTACATTGTATCTAATGCGATTGGATTTGCCTTGAATACCTTGTTGTTAAGTTTGATTGCATTTAATTAAAAAAGACTTGACTTGTTATGAAAACAATGGTATGATCTATATAGAAAGTGAGGAGTGATTCGTATGAACTATATTGAAGTTATCGGTGGGAACAAGTTTCAGAAGCAGACTGCTGAGAAGGTTGTACAACAGATGATTGCTGCTCTCATGCCTAAAATGAGAACACTAGAGATTACTGTCAATATTCAAAAGTTGACAGGTGAAGCAGTTGGTTGGTGTATGATGGAAGATACCAATCGTGAGTTTACGATTGATGTCCACAACAAACTGACGCTGAAGGACTTTGTAACAACTATCTGTCACGAGATGGTTCACGTTAAACAGTATGCAAGAAAAGAGACTTGTGGTTATGGTGAGAAGTGGAAGGGTAAAAAGATTAACCCTAAGACTGCTTACTATGATTTGCCTTGGGAGAAAGAGGCATACAAAATGCAAGACAGTCTTGCTCAATTAGTATGGGATGCAGATGTACTCTAAAGAGATAAGAAATAGAATCAAGTTATCTATCGCTGCTTACGCCTATGAGTTTCTAGGTGAAAGTATTATGACAGATCACGAATACGATCAATTGAGTTTGAAGATAAATCCAGATGAGAAAACTGGTAATGATATGATGGATAAGTTCTTCAAGACACACTTTCAACCAGATACAGGGATGTGGGTTAGGGCACATCCAGAGATACCTAAGTTGGAATATCTCTACAAAAAATATTACAAAACCTCTTGACATAGTATTGACATCGTGTTACTATTGCTATGTAAGATTGAGAAAGAAAGGAAAAATCATGGAACAAGTTGCAGTTATTCACAAAGCGTTTGAGGATGCACCATCTACAGTCGCTTTCGTAAAAGTGAAATCTGATATGACTCTGAGTGAGAAACTTGAGTATGCATATCGTTGGACACAGAACATCTTTGACAGTTGGTCATTGAAGATGCCTGAGGACGGTAACGATGACGTTATTGTTATGGGTGATATCTCTGACGGTTATGGATTGCGTTCTACTTCAGTTGGCGACCAAGTTTTGGTTGGTACTGAGAAGTATGTAGTCGCTCCAATGGGTTTCACAACACTTGATGGAGAACCAGTATGAGTTGCGATGTGAACACTGCCTTTCTTGAACAGAAGTTTGAGGAAGGTTTGGAAATGGGTATGACTGATGCACAAGCAAAAACATACGCTTATGAATGTCTTGAAAATGAAGGAGTATAGTTATGGGTAAAGTGAAAAGTATGATGATGGATGTAGAAGATTTTGTATATGACTTCTACACTGCTGATGGTGAACTTCTAGAATCACCGAAGTCGATTATCGAAAAGGCAATCAAAGAGTTTGGTTGGTCATTCGGTAGTTATGCTAGTGAAGTTATCGAAGATGCCGAAGGTAAGAAAGGCGCTTCGTGGGATTGGAACAAGTCGGTATCACAAAACCTTGTAGGTTATGAGATTGACGATGAGATTCCTTACTAGTATTTTTGTTGTCATAACATTGAGTGGTTGTGCATCATCTGTCGAACTTGCCGCAAACTTACACAAAGCGTGTTATCTAAGAACGATAGATGGTTGCCCCACAGATAGAATAGGAGAATGGTTAAATGATTTCTAGAACAGTAACAACAGGACTTATCATGGCGCTCGGTGGTTGTCACCCAGCATTTGCAGATACGCCCTGTGATTATGTCAAGGACGTTCAGACGAACTGGACACAACAAATCGAAAAGACTTCAAATATTGATAAGAAGGTTTTTCCATATGTTGAGGACACTCGTAAATGCGTTATGACAATGGATGTAACGATTGATGGACAGACCTACCCCGCTGAGGGTTCTTATGTGTTTGGGCCTGACATGAGTGAGAATGATGCTTGTGACAACGCCACAGTGAACGCTAAGAAGTCGATTATTTCAGAGATATCCCCAGAGATACTTTCTGCTAAGACTGAGATGAATTGTTCGACTAAAGATATCCCTGTCGTTGCAGAAGCGCCAGTAGAATCAGTAACTATCCAAGAGGGTACACCAGTTGTAACCGAAACAGTTATTTCTAGAAAAATTGTTGACAGAAGTGCCAATAATGTGGTACAGTACATACCAAATGGAAAAACTATCAATATCGGTGGATTTACTATTGGGTTCAACGGTTATAAAGAACCAGGCAAGTGCTATGCAAACTGGCACACTGGTGGAACGGACTGTTACTAATGGTTAAGTTTTTAATTGGACTTGTGTGTGGTATTGTTATGATAACATACTATCCACAGATAGGGTCGGTACTCTCTGACGTTTTCGTAGATTCCGGCATTCGTGATGACTTAGTGAACTTATTGGAAGGGGTTTAGATAATGAAGAAAGTCATTTTACTTGGAGCAGTTGCAATGCTTGGTGCTTGCAGTTCCAATAAAGTAGTGGAGACAGCAATGACTGTTCCACCAAATACTGTAGTAGACGCAGAAACATATGTCTACAAATCAAAGGTAGTAAATGAACAGATTGAGATTATTCCCGATTGGTTCTTGAAAATGCCAGAAAGCGAAACTGCAATCTATTCTACAGGAACAGCAGCGACTACTGATTTACAGTTGTCGGTTGATCTTGCAGTATTGAATGCAAAGACTACACTCGCAGACAGAATCAATGGTCGTGTTCGCTCTCAAACCAAGTCTTTCGTTGCAAAGATTGGTAGTGAAGAAACTGCCTCTGTATTGTCAGAAGTAGAAAAGGCAACCAAGAACATCATTGCAGATGTGGATGTTGCTGGATACAAAGTGTCGGAAACAGAAGTTGTTTCAAATGGGCCTAAGTATCGTGCCTATGTACTCTTGGAGTATTCCGATAAGGAAGCAAACAAGATTATTATGAATCGACTCCGTAAGGACAGGATGCTTCTGTCAAAGATTCGTTCTACCAAAGCGTGGAAGGAACTT